TCTTCTTTGGTTCATTTCAGAAATATTATCATCTATGGTTTGGCTCCTGAACTCTATATCAGTCCGCTTTCCACGTTCTGTCCTTACAAAGCCATAAGGAGATGAAACCTTTTTTACTTCCTCGCATTTGGGACAAGATTCTCCCTTGTAGTACCCATGAGAGGAGCAAATTCCAGCTATCTTCAAGCGTATCTTCCTGCACCCATCATAGGAGGAGCACCCATAGGCATTCTACCTCTAGGTCCCTGTCCCTGCTGCATCATGGCCAATAAAGCCATCATCTGAAGCTGGTTCGGACCCCCTGCAGCACCTGCACCACCTACTCCTGGCATTCCCATTCCTGCACCCATCATAGGAGGCGGAGCCATCGGCATTCCCATTCCTGCACCCCTAGGTGGCATAGCAGCCAACCCTGGCTGTCCGCTAGGTCGCCTTCCTGCACCTGGAACACGTGGTTGAGCACCTACCCCTGGCTGTCCGCTAGGTCGCCTTCCTGCTTGTGCCCTTGGGGGAACCTGTGTGCCCCTACGTGGGCCAACCCCTGGCATAAGAGCCGCCATTAAAGAACTTCCGCTAGGAAGTCGTTGCCCAGCACCTGTAATTGGTGCACCCTGTCCTTCCATGTATCCTTGCTTGTCTCCAAAAACTTGCAAAAGCTGATTCATCTTCATAGACTGAACCATTGGATTGTCCTGTACAGGACCTGTACCAGCATACGGCATAACTATTCCTCTCTAGTTTCGTACCACTTGGGACGATTTCCCAAGAAATACAGTATTAACAAAATTACTAATATTATCCATAGTAAACATTTCACCTAGCGGTGGAAAGAAGTATAACCCTCTAACCACCTTGTTTTTTAGGGGAAAGTCCTTTATACGACCTTCCCCCACAGCAAACAAAAACTGCTAATCCTTATGAATTCGGATTATGATGTGGTAACTGCGCCATCGGCAGCTGACGAACCAAACATCCAATATGCTCCAGCACTGAAGGACATTTCAATGAAATCCCCTTTATGTGCCGAAGTGCCAATAATGACATTGGATACACCAGTTGCGGCTGAAGAACCTGGACTGTCATCGCCAGTGTCAACTTCAGTTTCGTTGACCTTGCCGAAAACAATCGCACTGCCAGCGGCAATCGTAATTGCTGCTGTCGGTGTATGTTCTTCTACCCAGAACTTGTAAGTGGTCCCATCTAGACCTGTAGTAGCGGTGGGAAGCGTAATTGTATACGCACCACCAGCGGAATCTAACCTAAAGGTTTTTCCGCTATCCGTCTCAGCGTCTAGAGTTCTCGCAGCCTTGATTTGTTCCCAAGGCTGAAGAAATCCACCAGCTCCACTACTTTTACTAATATAGTCACTACGCATGATTCATCCCCTACAGACTTTCGACGTTGTAAAGAGCATGGGTTTCAGGAAGCGTAACTTCCAGACCCGCTTCGGTCAGAATCATATCTTTCCGAAGGTCTTCGTCGTCGTTCTGTACGTTAGTAATAACATGAGTATCACGATTGACACCGTTTCCGACAAGCGGACGGTAGGCAACGTTTTTCATATCAGCCATAAGCATGAAGCCGCTAGCAATACCACGGAAGAGTGGCTCCTTAACCAGATTCATTCGGCCATGGATACTATCAATAACCATGATTGAATGTCCAAAAGTACCCTGTCTTTCTTCGTAGTTCCAACGAAATGGAGTAACAGCTGTAGTACCAGCCTGTAAAGACTCGTACAAGAAGTTCCCATCTCCTAGTTTATTAAAGAAAGAAACAACGGGCAATCCGCAAAGAACCAATCTGTCGCCACTGCCACCGCGAGCGGGGTCAAAAATAACCTCTAAGTCAGAAAGCATTCTGTCATAGGTTAATTCTGCCTGTGCTACGCTTCTGTAATATCCAGCACCTGATGTGTGGGATAAATCAGAATCGTCGGTAGTCGGATTCGTGTTTTTTACAATATGACCAACAAGGCCTTCAGTGTACTGAACGCCAGTTACACGAGCTTTCTGCCCAAAGAGCAAAGCCCGTTCAATGTCGACCTTATGTTCACGAAGCTTCTCAGCCCAAATACGCTGAAATTCATCAGAGTATCCCCTGAACCGAGTAGCTAGTGCAGTTCCTGACAATTCCGCAGCAGTTTTGAAAATCTGAGTATAACCGTAGTTATCCTCGATTTCCGCAGACCACACATCAGGTGCGCCGGAACCCTCAGCAAATGAGGTGCCGATAACCTGACATTGGTCGTTATCTGCTAATGTCGCATAGCCAGTTACGTTGGAGTTTGATACTTCAACACATTTACCTGTGAAGCTTGTATCAGCACCATTGTCTGACGGAGACGACTCAATTCGGAATATTGCCTGTGACCATCCAGCTGTACCATCAACCGTATTAACGGAGAAGACCATGCCCTTCACAAGCCAGTCAATACTGCCTGGAGAAGAAGCTGCGTCATCAACCGTAAAAGCATAACTGGTTCCAGCAGTAACAGCACCCGTTGGGGCACCATCAATATAGAAATTTCTGGAAGTCCAATTAATCTTAGTACGATTTTCTAGATACCTGAAGACTGAATCATCGGTAGGAACTTTGGCTACTTTGCTCAGGTAGACGAAAAATGGAGACTCTTCTGGAGCTAATTCAGCTACCCTGTCTCCAAAGTTATATAGTCGTCTACGGTCTGGAGCTTGTCCGACATCGGCACTCGTCGCAGCAACAGTTATGTCACTTGATTTAAGTGTGCCAGTGTTATAAGTAACAGCCATAGTTTACCTCCTAAGGTAATCTACCTGCATTCGAACTCGCCATCACTGCATCCCAGACTTTATCCTCATCGCTCTTTCGAGCGGGGGCTTTGCCTTGCACAGCTCCGGCGGTCCTGGGAGCTGACTTTCCAGCTCGGACTGCATCCAGTGAAGAAGAAGGCTTCGACCCATCCTTTTTCTTTGTTTTCACGAATACGTCAACAAGTGCGTCAAGTGACAATTGCTCCTTCGGTTGCGCGTAAAATTGAAGAAACTCTTGTGTATCTTGTTCACCAAGCTTATAAACATTTTTTAGTTCGCTCACAAGATTGTTTACAAACACCTGTTCCTGGAGTGCTCCCATGTGTTGTTGTATAGCCTGATTTACCTTCCCATGTTCCTGTTGTTCACGAAACCTGAAAGAAGGGGAATCGGGCTTGAAATACGCATCCCAAGGATTAAAATCCTCCTCAGAAACAGCATCTTGGCTAGCACTTACTTGTGAATTCAGATTTTCCTGTAATAGTTTTATCAAATCTGGTCTACTCTCCAAAAGGTCAACTAAGGGCTGATATTGGTTCCAACTAGTCAACTCGGCTTCCGCCTTGTCTTTCATAGATTGGAACTTTTTAGCCTCGGTTTCCCAGTCAACGCCACTTGCGTCCGAAGTTAGCTCTTCAGCTTCTTCTGCGGGGGATTCGTAGTCCTCGCCCACAGATTCATCGCTGTCCGCAAATAAATCAACCGTATCCTGTTCCTGTGAATCGATTACCTCATCGATTACGTTTTCTTCTGTTGCCATAACCTACCTCCTGATGTCTTCAAACCGTGGACTGGACTCCTGTGGAATCTCCCTGTCGAAGCGTCACCATATGTTATGTTTCCGATTTAGCTGCCGCTTTTTCCTGCTTTCCAAGCATATCAAGCTCTCTCTGAGAAAGCTTGACGGCAGCGTCCAATTTCGAAGCACGGACCTTTCGGTCTGCGTTCGCATTAGCCTCAATCTCTGTGAGATGAGACTTAAATTTTGAAAGTTCATTGTCTTGTTTGGCATGCATTGTTTCTCTCTGTGCTGTCTGTAAGTCACCACTCAAGTTTTGAATCTGTTCTTCGAGTTGTGCAACATAATCCCTCATTTGCTGCATTTCATCCATTCTTTCCAAGACACCTTCTTTGTCAAAAATTTCTGGGTTTTTCTTTAATACTTCAATTCTGTCAATAAGCCCGAGCTGAAAAGCTTCAAGGTATACACCGAATGTCGCCCACTTGCTTTCTGGAAGAGTGCTTCCTGAAACAATTCTCACATCGTGCTGTCCCACGTTCAGCCTGTCTTTTTGTATATCATTTACAGCTTGAGAGGAATCGTCATACATATTAACCGTTATCTCGGTCATATTGTTATCAGCCTGTACTAGTGTGAACATTTTTGGAAATGTGTAATGTCCCTTTGATATACCATACAATACTTTTCCCAATCGATTAATACTAAATTCTATATCACGTAACTTGGACTTCGGTCTATCGCTTCCAAGTGCTACCATACGTTCCGTTCCACGCACTGTATCAGGGGCCTTCTCTGGAAACCCGTGAGTCATCTCTGGAAGACCGAAGATAAAATCTATGTAGAACTCTGCCTGTTGAATCAGCCGATAGAACTCAGAGGCTAATGGCTGTGGTGCAGGATAATGTGGCTCACCCTGTGTTGTATCAACTTCGATAACCGCATTTGGATTTGCCCACTCACGCTCTAGGTCATCAAGATTATCAACAGACCCAATCGGTACAATAAGCTTAAGACCTGCAGATGCCTGTGCATGAGAAAGAGCCAAAGACCATAAACGGTTTAAAAGCTTCTGCATAGGACGTGCACGAGATACATCCGATTTCGGATATGGTGTTCCTGTCCAAATATTTGGAAGTGGTACAATTGGATACATATCAGTATTCAATACAGATTCGTATAGCAGAACCTCTCCAATTGTTGCCGTTACTGCAATTCTTGGCTGTAAAACCTCTTCAAACTGCAAAAACCCCCTTTCAACCATTCCAGGGTTTTCCTGAAGCATAGTCTGAAAAGCCTGCTCGTCAAGAACGCTTTCCTCTCCAGAGCGTGCGTCAATAACCCGATAATAAGGAACCTTTACAGGATAAAACCTTTCGAGTATCTGGTATTTATCAGAAGTAAATGTATTAGAATAGCTCTTATCCTTTGTCTCAGCCGGCGTAAACACTTTCATTGAGTTTACATTCTGAGCGTCTGGATAATCTTCCTCGTTATACGTCGATAGCTCATGTATCACCCCAGGATAGACTTCCTGAGTTTCTGAATCTATCTGGTCACCTAATTGTGGGTAGAGGTTGACGACCTGTTCGCCTGTCAGTATAGTAGAAAGAATGATGCCCTCGGCATCAGCAAACCACCTGTCCCTGCAGTCAGGTGGGACATAAACACGGAAGGGATTAACATAGGTAAACTTGACATCACCTCTACCGAAATCTGATTCTGCATCAACATATGCATACATATATCCTAGACCCGTAACAGCATAATCCGTGATAGCCTGCTTTATCTGATTATCACCGTCTGAAATGTCCCAGACATATCCTAGTATAGAGCGAAACACGGAAGCTACCTGTGCATCCGAGTCCTCTCTGGGAACCACTGTGAACACGGGGGGTCTTGCAGTAAGAACACTCTTTAGCTTATCAATTGCAGGAGATATCCTATCCATAGGAACATCTGCTTGATTTCTAGATGCAAGCTCATCTGACTCTTCTGAAGTAAAATGATTGCCAAGAAAAAAATCTAAGTCAGTTCTTGCTTCTGTATCCCAGTCTGTACGTGCATCACGCCAGTTACGATAAAGTTCCTGGTTCTGTTCTGCTTCTGGTGCCTTCTCTATTTTAGCCATCTATATAATTCTTTACGCTTGCTGTTTCCTCTATTTTCTGCAATCTGGCTTCTATACCCTCAACAAGCCCTGCAAGCTCGTTGTAGTCTTTAGAAAAGTCATAAGGCTCGTGAGCGTTTTTTTCTAGCTCCTCAATTCGAGCCTGCAAGTCGGGTTTTTCTTCTTTTTTTGCTGCCAAGGTATAATAGTAAATCTCTCTAAGATAATATAAGGAAAAAAATGCCGTTTGTCAAGAGTTTTTTTGCAGGAAACCTATGTTCTTGCACCTGTAAGCCAGTTATACTTAAGATATTTTGCAGTTTTTCTACTTCCTTCATTAGCTGGAGAGTTAAAATCGTCTATATCCATAACTTTACTAGAAGGTGGTTTCTGCCACGCAAAGTAGTTTGCATAGTACAGTGCATCAAGAATATCATCATTCCTTGCCTTCGGGTGTTCAAATAATTCATCTGTCAATTCCGTCATAGTTCTCTTTATGTATAGCTTCTTTCCGTTTACTATGGGTCCCAATGCTGTTTCTAGCCTATCAGCCTTTTTTATTCCTTTCGGTGGTTTAGCACCCTTAAATATTCCTGGAGCCAAACGCCTGTCTGCAAGAGATAACCTATCTGCCATATCTCTTACCATTTCCTGTGCAGCAACAGTTTCAATAGTAACTCGCCTTACAGGTCCATAATCTTTTGCAAGTTGTATAATCTTCTTTGGAACGTCGAAAGTTGGAATCCTTTCTCGAAAATACTCTAGCACATAACGATTTTTATCAGAATCCATTCCCATAACAAGGATTACTTGATAGTCTGACGAAGAAGATGCTGTGTGTGCAACATCAACTCCGAGATACACATAAATTGGAATAGCCTTATCATTCGTTATGAGATATGAGAAGTTGTTCTTAGCTTTGTGATGTCCGGCATAATACTGGACTCTGTCAATTTTGAACGCTGCATTTGATATGTCACGTGCATCATTCATATATTCCTGTGCAAACTTGTTTACAAGCCCAGCCTCTATAAATTCTTTTTTCTTTTTCTTGAGCTTGTTATTTGAGAATTGTTCTAACCATATAGACTTCCCACCCTCTATAGCCTGATGAAACATTACATCCCACGGATATGAGCGATTCTCCTTCTTGGCTTCGGTATATGAGTCATATGTCATTTGAAGAAATGAGTCATAATGTACAATAGTACCAAGAAGCCAAATCCATCCTTCGTGACCAGGTGTCTCTTCAAGCGAGGGGTATACCGTGGAAACAATCCATCTTTTAATTTCGGCACGCCTTTCTGGTGTTTTGGTGTTTAACTCGGATTCAAAGTCATCCAATACAATGCCAGTGTACCGCCTGTCAATCTCAGCACGACCACGCAGACGCTGAGTTGTGCCCTTTGCTATTATCCTATCCCCTTTGGATGTGATAATATCCTTCTCAGTCCATCGATTGCCCACCAAGTCTCCGGCAAGGTCCCCAAAATAGTATCTAATGTATTTATTGTTTTCTATGTGTGACTTAATATATTTTAAATGGTCAATGGCCTGTCCCTGCTCTTCAGCCACCCAAGCAATAAAATGTGGGTCATCCTTTTGTCCGAAGCATATTTTGTGTAAAATGGCAGCTTTGGCAAGAACTGACTTCCCAAAGCCCCTAGGGACAATATTGCAAATTCTCTCTCCAGGTTGAGTAGATATAAGCTTTTGACCTATTTCATAGTGAAATGGCGGAGATTTGCTCTTTTTAAGGAAATCCTTAGGTAAAAAGGCTCTTCCAAAGAATATGAGGTCTTCATAGGCCTGCTTTAAAAGCTGGTCTTTTGCATTAAGACTTATCTCTTCTGGTCTTCTTAACGCCGCTTCTTCTTGTGTCTGTCTTGTTTTTGCTTTTTCTTCCACCGATGTCTCTTAATCTTCTTCCTTCTTTTTTTAAGAACGCTTGACACTCTTCTTTTTACCTGTTGGCTTCCATACGTGCTTTACACCCCGAAGAAGGCTTATCATGCTTTTTGCCTTGGCTACGCTCTTTGCCGTTGCCTTTTTCTTCCATTTCCTGCTTTTCTTTACATAGACGGTCTTTCCTACTCTTTTGTATGGTATCGTACCCCTCCCAATTCACGATATCTATGTCAAGCCAGTCATCTAGCCATCTCTCATGCTGAAGCATAGTCTTCGTTCTCGTAGCCTCCTATGTATATAATATTGCTATCGGAATTGTATATAGTGTGGCATATGGGGCATCTCCACCCGTAAAACATTCCACCACTGTCAAAAATGGTGTTTTCCAAAACTATCTGAACCTGATTCTCACAAACGTCACACTCAAGCTGGAATTCTGGAAAGACTATTCGAACCTCACGTGTCATCAATCTCAGCTTCCGCCTGAGCAATCATCTTTGTTTCGCCATCGGATTTCAGTGTTTGTAGCTCTGCCGGGGTAAATCCTTGAAAGACAGTAAGCGTTTCGGACTTTTTCTCAGCATTCGGCATCATATCGGATACCTTTGCAAGTAGCTCAAGACAGCGAACACGAGAACTTGAGTTGTTCTCATCCTCTTTGACTATTGACCATACCTGTTTCAGAATTTCCTCATGTGTGATACCTACTAAAGACAACGCATCTTTTACTTCTTTTCTTATCAACTTCATCACCCTTTCTTGTTTTAGTAACGATTTCGACGCTACCTTGGCATATTCATGCTTATCTGTAGGGTAAGCCCTCAAATAGGCATCAGTCGGGTCAACACCCTTAACGACATACTGAGCAAAGATTAGCTCATTTGCATTAGCATCTCGGTCCGTGGCCTGAACTTCTTTGTGATTCTTGTCGCGAGAGAAGGAATAGAGGTTCTTTGGTATATTTCCCTCCATTGGTTCTTTGTTCTCGGCAACATAGGTACCTAGCAGTGTACGAACATAATGCTTGTCTTTTCCCGTATTAGCCTTAAAGGGGCTTTTTTTTAAGACCTGAACAACCTGCTCGTCATCTGTCTGGCACCATTCACCCTCCTCCGCATCCCTCCAGGACTCAATCAGCTTTACATTCTTATGATAGAGCCTAAATTCTTTCTCATCCTTGTAAACAAAATGCCTTTTGTCTTTTATTGTCTTAGCCTTCACTTCCCGTCCAAATAATTTAAGCTCCTAACCGCTTCCCCCCATGTGAAGGTAAGACCTCTATGAATACTCGTTTGGGTTCATTGTGCCTATAAGTTGTGGAACATCCAAGTTTTCTATTGTTTTTAAGATATTTCTAATAATATCATGCTTTGCGTCTGTAGACTCTGGCGGGTCAAGTTTCTTTGTTTCGTCGTATTGCCACTTCAAAACCTTCAATTGTGCTATGTTATCCGCCAAATTAAGTGTTTCCATCAATTAGCTTCCCCCAAAGAAACGTTTTGCCTTTTGTGATATCAACAACATCGAGTCTAAAATCGCCATTGCTAAACCAATCCACAATGCCGAAAGCATGTCCCCAATTCGTTTTTCTGTTTTTAAGCCATGAGTTCGCTTCATCAGACATATCCTTAAGACATCCTAGGCTAAATCCTGCATGTGCTCCATCAACGTGAGTAACGCTGTGTCGCTGAATATCGTGCAAATGACCGTATACCACCGATTTGCCTAGATTTAATGCATGTGCACGTGTGTGGTATACTGAGCTGAAATGACCACCATGGTATATGTACAGCTTTCCAATTCTTAAATACTTTCCATAAGGGTAGTATTTATACCCTCTTTCCTTCAAACGCATCGCATTTGGGAACAAATAGTCCTTTGCGAGGTATGGATGCTCTTCAACAAAGGAGTTCAGCCAAGCGTCATGGTTTCCCTCTATCATGTAACGCTCGCTACATCCTATCCTTTTCAGTACTTTGTCAAAAAGGTCGAGGCCTTCGTTGGCCGCTTTTATGTCCTCATCTATCTCTGGCAGTATAAATTCCAGAGGTGGCCGCTTTTGACGCTTGTATCTCCATCCAGAGGCACTGTGAAACTCACCTATGTCACCCAAACAGACAAAGATATTAGGCTTAACGAGGGTAATTGCCTTCAAAACACAGTTTATGGCAGCATCATCCTGCTCAGGAAAGTGTATATCCGGCACAATGACCGCTCTTTTGTGTTTTGGGACGGCTTTAGTCGCCATTACAGGTCGGACAAGCCGAAGACCAAGGGTTTGTTGGGTCTTCCATAGCTTCTCTTACGATACTAGACACATTATTTTCGTTATTTTCCCTTTTTACGTTCCAGCGACGGTTTTTTATGTGTATAATTTCCGCGGCAAGGTAAATTGAGAGGTCCAAAGCCTCTTCAAGGGCATCAACAAGGTCATATGTGCCATCAAGCGGCATTTCGTTGCCATGCTTTTTCTTCGCCCAGTGCAATCTTCGGGCTATTAGAGATAAAACAGCTTTATTGTTCTCTGTTTCCACGAACTCGAACTTCACTAAGGCAAATATCCGTATCCGCCTGGTGGAACGCAGCGTGCCCTGTCGGGCTTTGAGAGTTCTTGATTCCTGAATTCATCAATAATCTCGGCTGCCTTCTTTTCCGCTTTAAAAAAATCCCTCGCTGAGTACCATTTCCCGCTAATTCTTATTCCTACCCGTCCTAGCCGCCGTTTCTTAGCCATTGTTGCTTTCCGTAGTGGAAAATGTTTTTTCCTGTATTCCATATTGTTACCAACATTATTACGTAAAATGTGATTATATCAATTTTTTGTATGTACATTAACAATTCTATTGAAATCACTGACAAAATCAGTAAAAGTACGAATTTAGTGTTCATTTGATGGTATCCCTGGATGTACGATAGCTATGAAATAGTCACACTTTTCATCTGCAAAGCACTTTTTTCCTGCATACTCAATATTCTGCCATAACATACCATTTGCAGCAATCATAATTCCTGCACATATTGCCAGGTTACTTCCTTTGCCATAATTTGCACAATATCTTTTAGCTAGCCTACTGTTGGTTTTTGCAGTCACAACATAATTTACTACAATTTACAAGCAAAGTCAAGGAAAAATTTGAAATAGCTACTATGTATATATGTATATATATATATATATATTATATACTAATACTAATATATCCATCAATACCGTATACGTATAATTCGTATACACGTATTGGGGAAAGTTGAATTTGCAAAAAATAGGGTTTACAATGTGTGTCTCCCTTTGATGGCCCAGGGGCACGGGGTCGGGTTATACGCTTTCTGTTCGCTTTCGTTGACAACCATTAAGCCCAAAAAGAAAGTGAAAAAAAAGCTTGCATGTTATGGGAGGACGTTGTAAATTATAGGATTTGCAATTTTCGGTTTTCGTTCCAGTTTAATAAATCTTTCAATTTACGAATGTTTTTTTATACAAGTCAAGTCCTTTATTTATTGGTAAAAAAACCGCTTGCACTATATGTTCTTTTATCCTTACCTTTGGGCAATGAATCGTTTATCCTGTCAATTTTGTTCCTGCAGAAAAAATTCCTGTAAAAAGGAATTGCAGAAAGATGTTCTTTCTGTAACATTCAAAACAAAAAGGATAAATACAAAATGAATGCAGTAACAAACAACGCAACCGATAAGATGACAACTCTAGAATTCGTCAATACTGAAAAGGATAAAGGTGATGCTTCACTGTTTGCCTTTACTTTACAGGAAAACGAAACTAGTAAAGATAGAAAGATAATAGAACCAGAGCAAATGTCTGAATCTATTGATTTACTAGTGTCTGATGGATTACCCCTAGAAAAGGCTACAGAAAGCGTTCTCAGACATACTAGAGTTAGAACAACATCCGAAAAGTACACTTTGACCACTAGTGTGAAAGGTGCTATGAAAGAGATTGAAAACCTAGTTTTCGATGCTATTACTAAGGATGCCAAAACAGAAGCATCTATAGACGAAAACAGCGTCAAACGAGGTAATGACAACACTAGAACACTAGTGAAGTTCAATCAAATGATGGATGTTGACGGAAAGAACAAACCTGTACAAGTTGACCTTTCTCTAAACGTCAAAGTATGGAAGAAAAGGAACGCATCCGTATAAGGTTGCTTTTATGCAAAAAGGGAGTAGGTATCTACTTACTCCCTAAAATTTAGAATGAAAAAACAAGTGAAACTTACGACAGACAAAACAGCGAAAATTCTAGTTGAGAAACAGAAGAAACTTTTCAGAATTCATTTGCAATTTGGGAAAGATTCAGAAATTATTTTTGCATCCTCTAAGCGTAAATCTGAGGAAATTGCTAGAGGTTGGATTAATACCTTACCTAGTAAATATAAACGTCTTAAAATCGAATTTAACGGCATTATCAGAACGTTTAACAGGAACGTTCCTATTCCTCAAGAATTCCTCACAAAATTTCAAGATGACAGACTATTCGATTACTATTTTACTAATAATAGATATTTACCAAATGAATTGACTGTGATGAATACCGAAACAATATCATTTAAACAAGATTTACAACTAGCATTTATTAGAGAGGGTTTTTCTCTTTCTGAAGCTACAGAAAAGGCGGTAAGACTAGCAAAAAAGCTTAATATATAACAAAGTTACACAAACCAAGAAAAACCTGTAGTTTACCTTTTAAGCTACAGGTTTTTCACATTTAGAAAGGATACACAATGACAATAAAAAAGGCGTTAAACCTACTAGAAAAGGCTTCAGATTTTATCTGTGAAGCTACTTTAACTTTCCTCTATTGTTCTATTTTCTACTTAGGAATTCACATAGTCGTTTTCTTAATCCGTCAATAGTTCAGAAAGTTTGGTTTTGTTTCCGAAAAGCCATTTTCAGAAATTGGTTTTTTTCCTGTTTTTTCAAGCTACAGGAGAACATCAAATTTGAAAAGTTTGTCTGGCAGGAAAATTTGAATTCTTAGATGAGATGATTACTAGAATAATACTACAGAATATTAGGAATACTTAGATGAAGAGATTCTTGCAAAAACTTATGAAGCTACTGAATTCCAGGCGGAGCAGATTTCCAGTAAAGTATGAAAAGAAGTATTGTAAATGTTGTGGTAAAACATACAGAAGTAAAATAAAGGAGTAAGATAAAATGAAATGTGCAGGTAACCTGAAGGAATCTTGCAGTAATGATGCTACTCATTACGCTTGGATTCCTGAACATATAGATGATGAATTCGTAGATATAAAACCTTCACGCATCTGCAATGAGCACGCTACAGAAATAAAAGCATTCTCAGATGTTGTTTACATCACAGTAGTATCAATAGATAATTTTACAGGTGATTGTGATTGCTGTCGTTATTATTGCGAAGACTGCGAATGTGAAGACTGTTTAATGAAACTAAAATGGATAAAGGAGAAGTAAAATGAGTAATTGGCAAATTCTAGAACCGTTTCTTGTATTCTTCGGAGTTATAATGGCTTGCATCTATTCAATACTATTTGCAGAAGAATTATCTAACTTATTTTGGAAGCTTGTAAATAATATTTATAATCTTGTAAGAAGAAAATAAATGTGGGATAAATTAGTAAGTGACGAAGAACATAGAAGACTATTGAAAGAGTGTGGTCTTCCTGTATCTATTGCTAAACATCCCAAATCAAGAGAAGAACTTGAAGAGATATATCCACACTTAAAGATGTCAGATGCAGAAAAAGAAGTAAGAAGAATAGTAAACAAAAAGGAGAAGTGAGATGAAATGGAGAATGCCTTTCAAATTCAGGAAGTGGATTGATATAGATATTGGTTGCAGGAAATCACACAAGTGGTTTGAATTTAGAATAAGAGGATATGGATTAGATGTATACTATACTGCAGGTGAAGGATTTGGTAGGTATCCATTTAAGAGTAAATCCATATACTAGAAAAAAAGGAGAAGTAAAATGAATCCAGTAGAAAAAAGAACGTCAAGAGCGTTTTCTGAAAACGTACCTGTCGGGAAGTTTGGAGTAGACAGCGGTCAAATTATTATTGTTGACCCTTGCTACCTGAATGAATGGCTGCACAATAGAATGGATGAAGAAAGTGCAGAAGAACTAAGTTGGAGTAATGTTTGCAGAACTACATTAGATGAAGAATTCCAAATTGGAGATTCGTGTGCAGTAGTATCTACTACAGGACACGGAGATGGACTTTATCCTGTATATGCAGACTTCGATGAAGCAGGAGCTGTGAAAGAGTTAAGAATAAGGTTCTTACGTTGATGACACCAATAAGTAACTCAAGCTACAGAAATATGATTAGTATCTTAAATGATACTGAAAACCAGGACAGGAAGATTGTTGATGCAGAAGCATGTCTAAGAGCATATGGAAGCTATAAAGACTTTGAAGTAGACACCTTCCTGAAAGATTGTGGCCTGATTAACAATGAATATCTGCAACAAATAGCAACTGAGGTAAAAAGAATATGATTCTATTCCTAAATGTAGTCGTTCTAGTAATATTAGTTGTTTGGATTATAATTGACTGGAATAAATGGAGGTATCTAAAATGAATCATCCGTATTTAGGCAGGACTGAGTTGTTTACATATCCTGACAGTAGCCACAAAGCAGAAAAGGCTCTTCCTATGGAATATGCAAACTTTATAATGTATATGAAGCCATATAAGACAGAAATAGATGGTAAAGTAAGAAATGTTTGCAGTATGGCTAAAACCTGTATAAAACCCTGTCTTGTAACAGCCGGCAGGGGTGCATTCGGTGCTGTAAAACAAGCAAGAAGGAAACGTACAAGATTTTATTGGCAGGACAGAACTGGATTCCTGGAATGTCTTGAACAATCAGTAGATAGAGCAGTAGGATGGGCAGAAAGAAGAAGTCTTACTCCTGTATTTAGATTAAATGGTACTTCTGACCTTCCATTTCATAGAATGAATGTGATGCAGAACTTTTCCGATGTACAATTTTATGATTATACCAAAGTTTCTAGAAGATTAACGCAGAAATTGCCAGACAACTATCATCTTACTTTCAGCTATGATGGAACTAATATGGAATCCTGTATGGTGGCGTTACTGAATGGAATCAATGTTGCAGCCGTATTCAAGAATGAATTTCCTGCACATCATACTATAGGCACAGAAACTGAAGTAGGAATATTTAAGGTAATAGATGGAGATAAGCACGATTTAAGATTTCTGGATGAATCTCCTGCAATAGTAGCACTTTCACCGAAAGGTAAAGCAAGAAAGGATGATTCAGTATTTATCATTAACTAAAAAGGAGCAGGAAAATGAGTAACAAACACGGAACTTTGTTTCCGTCATATCTAAGAAATAGAGATGATGAAGGAAACTTAGTGATAGAAGTAGATGAATATGAAGTTATGTACAGGAATTATCCCCTGCAGGACATACCTCCAAGAGATACAGGGTGTGCAATACCTGTTTCTAGAACTTGGGATAAAGATAAGCCACTAAGACAGTTTGCTGTTACTGTGCACAACTTACCACCAACTGTAAAATCATATACTAGCAAGTTAGATGATTTTATAATATACTACAATTCCCTTAATAGAAATGAAGAAGAAGCTATAGACTCCTGCAAAGAATTACTTAAAGACCATCCAGTATCTCCTCACAAGCTTCTTGCAGTGTGGGAACATACTAGAGGTGAAGGATGGAAGAAGATTAAGAATCTTGACATAACACTAACACAAAAAAAGGAGCAGTAAGATGAAACAGGAAGTATCTATGCACTATAGTGTAGAAACAGACACATCTTTGCAGTATACAGTCGACTCAGAAAAGGCTACTGTAATTTGTGTGCATACTCAAAGCTACAGGTCAGGAGATTACGAGATAATAGATGAAAAGCTATTTCCAAATTCTCCTGAAGGCATGAAAGATGCAGAGAAGTATGCAGAAGGGTTGTGTTCTAAATATAAAACTAGGTATGAATTCTATTAACATCAAAAAGGAGCAGAAAAATGGGTGAACAATCACTACAGGGAATGAAAGAGATGTGTGGGCAGAATGAATATGCATTGTTATACTGGCACCTGCAATCAAATCACTTTCCTCCCATAGATACAGACTTTGTTGAGACTGCACAAAAAGCTTTGCAGTATGCAAGGGAAGAAGACTACGAACAACAGATAGAAATGCCTAATGGTAAAACTCTTGAAGTAAGAGAGATACTAGACGGAATGCACCTGTGGGAAATTATTGAATAATAAAGGAGATTCAGGATGTCAAAAGTACAGAAAAGCCGTGTTGATAGAATCAATGCGATTATTGACACGCTAAAAAGCACAATAAGAGAAAGTGATAATGACGGATACTTCGAAGTTACTTCTGTACACAGAGGTGACTTGGAAGCTATAGGATATAACACTTCTAAGATAACAGATAGCGAGATGTTTTATCTTGCCAAAAAGATGGCAGCAGCATATGTTGAGAATGGTTTCTGGCAAGACCTAGGAATTCTTGCAGAAACCTATATGGAAGACGGAACTCTATCAATAACCAAGAAACAATAACCAAAAAGGAGAATAACGATGGAAATAACAAGAAAAGCCCTGCGTGAATTCAGAGAAGAATTCAATGATGCGGTAAGCTCATTGCAGGAAAAACACGAAATAGCTATAGAAGCAGGAAGTATATCGTATAATGAAGATGGCTTCCGCTTTAAAGTTGAAGTAATAAATGGGAATGCAGAGGATGCAGAACGCAATAAGTTTATTGCAACAAGCAAGAAGTATAAGTGGAAGTATCCTCTCATCTCTCCTCAAGTATATGGTTTAGAAGTAGAACTAGAAGACCTAGGAGATTGCAGATTAGTAGGTATAAAACCTAGGTCAACGAAGTATCCTATGATTCTGAAACAGGTTTCTACAGGAAAAAAATACAAGTACTCATATAATGCACTTGCAAAGCACTTCAAAGGAATGTTTTAAATAAAAGGAGAATAACAATGAACAAGAAGATAAGTAGAGATACTGCACAGCAGTACATCTACGAAAGCAACGGCCAAATCTTCTCTGTAACCTTCCGCAAGAAGAACGGAGAGATTAGGCATATGAACTGCAGACGTGGTGTATCTAAATACGTTACAGGAGCAGGACTCAAGTTTAATCCTGAGTCTAGAGGTCTTGTAGGTGTGTTTGATATGCAGAAACACGACTACAGGTTTATAAACCTAGAAACACTGCAAGAGTTGCGGTGTAAAGGCGACACGTACTCAGTGGAGCAGTAAGATGTACAATCACATAGTAAACGACATACCAAATAATGCAGCTACTAGGTGGCTGATTGACAAAGCTAATGCAAGAATGCGTTTATGCAAAAGTAAGCACGTTCTTGTAAAGCGATACCGTAAACCAAAAGAAGGAAAGAAATATGGATGGGGCGGAAGCCTGCGTTGCAAGAATGCAACACGTATTGCACTCTATCTATACGAACGACCAAATAGAGCAGTAACAAACTTCCAGAAACAGTTCTTTCCAAATTAAAAAGGAGAACAATGATGTTGACAAACGAAATAAAGAAGGGAACTACTGTAAGGATGAACCATCTTGGACCTCTTGTGTCAGGAACAATGCTTGACAGCAAGAAAGGTAATACTAGATTGGTTCAAATAGATGGCTCTAAGATAGGGCTGTTTAATGAAGCAGGTTCTGTGTATGCTTACAATATTGTAGAAGCACAGAACGCAGATGGACAGTGGGAGAAAGTAGAACACACAGAAGCTCAAAAGAAACTGGCAGTAACGATTTCTGCATTGGGGTTCTAATAAAATAAAGGAGAATAGCTATGGGTTTTAATTTACACGGAAAGAATCCTGTAAACCCAACAGGTATAGATGAGCCACAGATTGATTGGGACAGGAATATCACAGATGAGGAGTGGAAAGAATACAGCAAGGAAATGAATGCATACGAGAAGGCTGTTCCTGGAAGTTCTTTCCACAGGAATGTGTGGCACTGGCGACCCATATGGACGTATGTTGCAGAAACCTGTAACAATATACTTACACATAAGGATATAACAATGGGTCAGTTTAACGATGGGCACTTCATAAACAAGAATAAGTCGAAGCGTATTGCAAAGAGACTGCAGAAGCTTATAGATGAAGGACATAGCACAGTATGGGAAAGCGAACACACCAAAGAAAGAGAGGACGCAGAAGAGATTCCTTGCAGGATATGTAAAGGAAAAGGAGTTAGAAACGACAGCGTGATAAAAGGTAAGTGCAATGTCTGTGAAGGAAAAGGCACTGAAAAGCCATTTTGGGTGTGGTATCCGTTTTATGTAGAGAATCTACAGGAGTTTACTAACTTCTGCAGGGATAGTGGAGGGTTCAATATATGTTGAAGGACACGCCAAGAAGCATCGCCATCAACCTATTCGCAGACTTTGCAGTAGAATATGGCGATGCTGGGAACAGGGATACTCCTGTACAAAAAGAGATGTGGAAAATAATAGTCAACCTAAAAAAAGAGCTAAACAAAAAGGAGAATAGCTATGATTATCAAAGACGAAGACGTACTGAAAGAAGCAATTAGGCTTATTACAGGACATAAAGCTGAAGAAGTACAGGTAGAAACAGGAGACGAACCTAACTGTTCTTTTCAGACAGATGATGGTACTTGGTTTGTAATGATGGTATATGACCTAGAAGAAGAATACGGAACATACCACGGAACAGACTTCAATAATAAGTCAACAGTAAGAAACCCAGCAGCACTGAAAGAGTTCTGGGATGCACATCTAGGAACGGAGGAATCAGAATGACACTAATACTACGAAACGGACACTGTCCTGAATGCAAGAAAAGTCCTGAGCTTATTGCGGTAGAAACTAGCCGAGAAGGTGAAGAAGTATACTGGTGCCCTGAGTGTGCAGCAACTTTTCCACTTGATGATTTCGTTGATGTGCTAGAAGATTAGAACCCGTAAGTTTAGAACGTATTTAACTTACAGTAATGACATAAAGGAGAAAGATATGTCTACAGAGCTTACCATAGCAGGAAATCCTCCTGCAGATAAAGAGTACAGGAAAAGAAATAAGACTAGAGAAAGGAACAGGAGTAAGCCTAAGCGTATGTCAGAACCTTTCAAGTGCCCAGAGTGCAGAAAGGTTTGGCAGTACAAAACTATAAATGGAGGCGTAGGATACTCAAAAAGTTCAGAAGTTCCGCCAGATTACTTGGTAAGCTTTCCTAGCTATGGATGTACAGAATACATTTGTGTTATGTGTAAAAGTAAATAGTAATATATTGATGAAATTATTAAAAATAGTATATAATATATATATATATATATACGTATATATATACGTTGTAACACCTCGATATGTCCAAAAGACCAAAAAACCATACTAGGGTCAAAAAAGTCCTTGTACGATTCTGTTATTGGGCTTAAATTATCAAATGGGCACAGACTATGATATGGCTAACGGGACAGGAACTTTTAATGAAACTAAAAACTGACTGGACAAAACTTGCAGAAACAAAACTTTTAGGAAAACAAATTACTCGTGTAGAATATATGACTGCAGAAGAAGCAGAGAGATTCGGATGGGATTACCGCCCACTCTGTTTGCAGCTTGATGAAGAACTCTGGATATGGGCTTTAAGAGACGATGAGTGCAACGATGCAGGTGCAGTAATGTATGTCACCTGGGATGAAGAAGAAGACCCTATCGTCTTTCCTGTAGTTCATAATGCAGACAAAATGGTTGAAGAACAAAATGGGAGTAGCAACAATGGAACAGAATAACGGAATTGATAGTAGAGCAAGGGTTAAGGCAAATATGACAGAAAATGCCCTTGCAGACTTTAAGGCTTTATGTGGCTTCAAGTCTCGCAAGCTTGAAGAATTTGCGGGAGAGATTATTTCCGAATACGTACAGTTAGAACTGCCAAGAGTATTCGAAGAAAAGGGCTATGTCTCAAACCCACGTTGAAGACATATATGATTCCTACATAGATAGGCTTCGTGAAGCCAACGAAGTCACACGCTATGCAGGAAGGTCCGAATGGTTTCACGCATCCTCTTCTGGACTCTGTACTCGAAAGATATATTTTCAAAGTATAGAAAACGCAGAACCTTCCCCTAGAGATAAAGATAGTTTACGCCTTTTTCGTTTAGGGGATTTAGTGCACACAGATATACAGACTGCAGTGACTGAGTATGCAAGAGAAACGGGTGCAAGGGTTTTAATTGAGAAAGAGATTGTTCTTCCTAAGTTGGGAGTTCGTGGATTTCTTGACCTTGCCCTTCTTGATGACTCCCATTTAATTGATATAAAAACCTGCAACTCCTATAAGTGGAAGAATATGTTCGGAAAGAACGCACCTGCTAACACTTCCAAGAACTACGCCCTGCAGTTAGGAACTTATGGGATGTTCATAGACCAAAACTACGAACACTTAAAGAAGTTATCTTTATTGTTTTACAATAAGAATACTTCACAAATGCGTGAGGTAGAGTTCTCTCGCTCCATTATGTTGGATGCAGAAATCTACTGGCACGACGTAAACGAGAAGTTCGATGACGGACTACCGCCAATACGTTTAGGTGAGGCTCCTGCATACGGATGGGAGTGCAACCCTAAATACTGCTCATTCTTTGAGCATTGTGGTGGTGGGCTGAAACCTGAACTTCTATAACGGAAGGAAAACAGCAAATGAGTGATACATTCAAAACGCTTAACAGCGTTGACGTAAGTAGGAATACAGAACAGAAAGGTAATTTTACTTACTTGAGTTGGGCTTTTGCTGTAAGAGAGTTGCTAAAGGTAGTTCCTGAAGCAACTTGGGACATACACGAGTACGGCCCTGAAGATAACCGACGACCATATATGCAGACACCGGCAGGGTGTTTTGTAAAAGTTACTGTATATGTGGATGGAGTCGGAAGAACGCAGGTGCATCCCGTGTTAGATAACCGAAACTCTACAGTAAATGAGCCTGATGCCTTTCAGATTAACACTTCTATAATGCGTTGTCTGACAAAGGCGATTTCCCTGCACGGACTTGGACTCTACATATATGCAGGTGAGGACTTGCCTACAGTAGGTCTTACATCAGAACAACAATCACACCTGGAGCATGTTGTTCAGGAGCTTTCCAAGGTAGACTCAGATTCTGCAGGTAAGGTGGAAGACAATCTAAAGAACGGTGGAATTGATTCCACCAACTACAAGAAGACTGTCAATTGGATGAACAGCAAGATAAATAATAGGAGTTAATTCACTATGAGCGATATAGACAATATGTTATCAGGTAGCGATACCGCTACCTATTCACCATCTGATGAAGAATACGTAATTGTATCAGAAGGTGAGTATCCTGCACATATAGTCGACCTTCGTGTAATCAGTACACAAATAAGAAAGACTGGCAATAAATGCGAAATCTTTAAACCTGTGTATGAGATTGCTAAAGAAGCAAGTGACTTTGCAGGTCGAAAGGTAAACAGCAATGGGGTGTTTCGTTATCATAACCCACCAAGCGAAGATGGCAAACAACCCACAACAGGAAATAGATACTACAAGAACTTCTTAGATATTGTTGGCGTATCTATGCAGGAAGACAAAGACCCGAACACGGGAAGAGTAACCTACTCACTTCCAAAGGTCGAGAAAGACGACGTATATGGCGTTCCTGTAATGATTAGGGTGAAGCATCGCCCTTATGAATATCAGGGAAATCAGCGTACCGCAGCAGACGGAATACTTGTTTCCGCTTGGGGAGATGGTAAGAAATTAGAAATGGAAATACCTTTCTAGACAAACATATCCTTACATCTCAAATGAACGTCTAGAACGTAGGGACTTGGTTGACCTTATTCTGCGAGTGGCAGGTCAATGAATTAACATCCACGCCAAGTCCTTACAAATATTTAAAAGGAGCACCTAGTGACAGAAATAGAAAAGCCCGATGTCCCATATATTCAGCAACTTAAGAAAAGAGTACACGATGCTGAACATGTGATAAAGGCAATACTAGTACGTGGTAGTCATGTAACACCAACGTACCTGTCTAGACTAGCACAAGACCATGCAGAAAAGTATAACATTACAGAAGAAAACTGAAAGGAGAGTAGTTTAAATTGGAACAGGCTATGCCACACAGCAAAGAGGCTGAAGAATATCTACTAGGACAGGTTCTTCTAGAGCCACCTATAATACCACGTGTAATGGAATATATAAAGTCTCCAAAAGCATTTTACAACACGCACAACCGTACTATATGGAGCACCATTTTAAAGCTTCATAATAAAGGAAGAGATATAAACCTTGCAACGGTTGCAGACTCCCTTCCTGAAAGCCAGAAGAAGTACATAGAATCGTACTACATTAGCGGTCTTAGTGAACAGGTTATAAGTACTGCAAATTATATTTCTTATGCTAATGTTGTTCGTGAGAAGTGGCTTTTGCGTAAGATAGTTGAAGAGACTACACATATACAGGCAGAGGCATTTAAAAGCACCACAAAGGCACATGAAGCCTTGGAAGCGTTACAGGAAACTGTTACCAAGGCAATCAATATGCAGCCTACCAAAGAGTTTAATATGGAAAAGCTTCTGGACCAGACAACTAGCAAGATATATGACGAGAACAATCTTATTAAGTTTGGATATGGTCAGCTTGACAACATTACAGGCGGAATGACACGTGGAGAGATTACCGTTATTGCAGGTCGCCCTTCTATGGGCAAAAGCACAGTAATGATAAACGTTGTAAGAAGGCTTATAGAAAACGGCATGAAGGTAATGGTGTTTAACCGTGAAATGACAAATGTTGAAATGATGAAGAAGCTGTTTGTTATAGAGTCGGGGAATATCTCCTACCGGCGATTGCGGTTAATGCAGGTTACAGACGAAGAGCGTTCAGAAATTGAGAGTGCCAAGAAATCTATTTCCAAGAAATATAAAAACCTTATGATGTTTGATGATATTCGTGACCTTGCATCAGGTCTTGGACAGATTAATAAGTTTAAACCAGATGTTATTGTAGACGATTATATACAGATGGTAAAGATACCCAACATAGAAGATAAGAGGTTGCAGATTGTAGAGGTAATGCAACACTATAAGTGGCTAGCAAAATCCCTAGATGCATCAGTTATACTTCTCTCTCAACTTAATCGAGAACTTGAGAAGAAGGCTGATAAGCGACCTAGCCTGTCCAACCTCAGTGAGTCAGGCTCTATTGAAACAGATGCCGAGACCGTAATATTCTTGTATTATCAGTGGAAGTA